CAAAATCCCGGCAACTGCCCGCCATACGGCTTTGATTGTGCTGCAAACCGCTTTGAATTCTCCAGCAAACGGTGCCAGCTCTGCCTTCACCGCATTGACAAACTGCTGCACGGATAGTTTTATCTGGCTCCATATCTGATTAATTTTTTCTTTGAATTGTTTGTTATTGTTATACAAATAGACAAACGCCGCAACAACCGCGCCGATTGCTGCAACCACCAAGCCCACCGGGCCGATCATTACGGATAACGCGCCGGAAACCTTCGTGCCGATTCCGGAAGCGATTGTTCCCAGTCCTCCCAGGTCGGTAATTGCCCCGGAAAGTTTCTGGAATCCGCTAATGGATTTCCCAATGGTTCCGGCAATTTTTCCGCCGATTAACAGCGCCGGACCAAGTGCAGCCACGAACACGCCCACGCCCGTGACAGCCTTCTGCGCTGCCGGGCTCATGCCGGAAAACTTGTCCGCCAGACGGCCAAGCCATTCGGCGGCCGCTTTAACGTAGGGTGTTAAATTGTCGCCGATCCGGATGGCCAACGTTTCAGCCTTAGATTTCAGGGCCGTAACTGCGCCGCTTAAGTTGTCCGACATAGTGGCCGCCATCTTTCCGGCGGCTCCGTCTGCGCTGCCCAATGCACTCTCTAGTTTCCCGATGTCTTTGTCGCTGGAATTCATCAGTGCCAGAAAGCCGGACATTGCATTTTTTCCAACTAACGTTTTTGCTGCCGAAACCTTTTCAGATTCCGAAAGCCCGGAAAATGCGTCCCGGGTATCCCCCAGGATATCTTTCAGGCTCCGCATGGACCCGTCTGCGTTGGTTGTCTGAATGCGTACGTTTCCGATGCTCTTCCCGGAAACGGTAAAATCCTTAGACAGCCCCTGCATGATCGTCCGGAGAGATGTTCCGGCCTGTGTGCTCTTAATGCCCTGGTTTGCCATAAGTCCAAGAGCCTCCGTGGTGTCCTCCACTGAATACCCCAGGGATCCCGCAACCGGTGCCGCATATTTAAACGATTCGCCCAGCATTTGGACGTTGGTGTTGCTGTTCGCGGATGCGGTGGCCAAAACGTCCGCAAAGTGTCCGCTATCCTTTGCGGATATACCGAACGCGGTCAAAGCGTCCGTCACAATGTCGGACGTGGTGGCCAAATCCTCACCGGATGCCGCCGCCAAATCCATCACGCCTTTAATGCCTGAAAGCATGTCGTCGGTTTTCCAGCCGGCCATGGCCATGTAGTTCATGGCGTCCGCCGATTCGGATGCGGAAAACTTTGTTTTATTCCCCATTTCGATGGCCTTATTTCGTAAGGCTTCGAAATCCTTTCCGGTGGCACCGGCCACGGCGGAAACCCTGGACATGCTGCTGTCAAATTGTGCCGTAGTATGCACGGACACGGCACCAACTCCCGCAACTGCCGCGGATACCGGTGCAATTTTCCGGCCAGCTGCCGTCATTTTTTCGCCGGCCTGATTAAACTTCTGCCCGATCTGTTCCAGCTTTGGGGATTTCAGCGCGTTCAGTTCCTTCTGAAACTGCTGCACTTCCTGCTTCGCTTGTTCAATTTTCCGGGAAACTTCCAAATATTCTTTTGACGTCTTGTCTACGCCTTTCGCGTCAAGCTGATTCTGAACGTCTTTCAGCTGCTCCAACTTCTGCTTTGCTCCGTCTACCCTCTGCCTTAATAGCGTTTGTTTCTGGGTAATCAGATTAATATTAGTCGGATCCAGCTTTAGCGCCCTGTTTACGTCTCTTAACGAAGATTGTGTTCCCCTTGTAGCCTTGTTAATTTGCCCCAGGGCTCTGTTTAGGCCCGTGGTGTCTCCATCAAACTTGATTGTGATTCCTTTTACTGTGCCGGCCATTCTGTTCGCCCCTCTCTCACGTTCAAATTTCCAAAGGTATAAATGCTCGAAAGCCTTATTTCGTGCCCCTTATAGGGCATTTAAACGGCTCGTTTTTTTCGGATTATCTGCCAAAAAATGCATCCCAATCAGCCTGCGTGGCTTCTCTTGCTTTTGGCTCCGTTTTTTCTGTTTCGGCGCTTTGGTGCTGCTTGTTATAATCGATACAAAAATCAACCACCTGCCCCAGTGTCATTTTTTCCACCGCTTCAAGCGTTAGGCCTCTACTGATAGCACCGATAATGATGCTGTTCGTGTCGATGCTTCCGGCTGGATCTTCTTTTTCAGCGCCCCCAGCCTCTTCCGGTTTTTTTCGGAAACCACTGTATTAATTACGGCGTCAAGCACCTCCGGGACAATTTTATCCAGCGGGAAATTTTCAAATTGGTTTGCCCATTCGAACGGCGCCGGAATAGATTCATCCGCATTTTTCGCCATTGCCCAGATGATGTTTAGTGCCGTTGTGAATTCGGCGCCGGCGAACGAAATCATGGCATTCGATACGGTATCAAGCTCCAGCAGCTTGCGCCATTCCAGTTCCCCTGATTCGTCCATAGCGCCGCCCACCAGAACGAGCCCGGATTCTATCATCGGCAGCAGGTCCGGCAAAATGTCGTGGCCGAACTGTGCCCGGTATCTTAATACCCAGCCCAGGCTTGCATTTAATTTGATTTTCTGATTCTCTGAAATGTTAATTTCTTTTATCATTTTTATTCTCCCAATAAAACAAGCGGCGGGGAATTTCCCCGCCTAAAAATTAAACTGTTGCTTTTCCTGTGTTTGCGCTCTGGCTTCCCGGCTTAAGAGTTGGCATTTTCGGCGCCGTGAAAAGTGTGGAATACCCGGTCGCTTCCGGCGGGTATTCTACCAGCGTCATGCCGGTGCTGTTGTCACCGGTTACCGTAATATCAACAGAATCGGTCTCAACGTCCACCTTGTCCTCGTTGGTTTTGTGCTCGTGTTTAATTGGTCCCATGGACACATTCAGCAGCAGGCCACGGCTGTTCTGTGCGTCGCCCTTTGCCTCGAACGCAATATAAACCGCTGGTTTATTCATGCCCTTGATGTTCACGATTCCGCCATCAGCAGTTTCTGCGTAGCCCATCAGCGCCAACTTAATCTCTTTGGTAAACATTGCCACCTCAAGGGATCCGCTGAATCCGTTGTCTCCGTTCTGGGCGTAGTATTTCACGTTATCCGCATAAAATTCAATTTCTAATGTTTCCGGATCGAGAGAAAGCGACACTGCGCCCGGCAGCGCCATCGGCGTGCCCAGTGTTGCCGCTCCGTCTGTCCCGACTTTATACTCTCCAATATGCACATTGGAAAGTCCAAACGTTACTTTGTTACTTGCCATTTATTAACCTCCTAGTTTACTTCGTAATAGATAACCCACATGTTATTTTCTTGAATATAATTATCTTCTGACTTCTGGAACCTGTAGCCCGCGTCCAGAAGAATGCGCTCGATGCGCTGCTCCTCTTCTTCGTCCTTCATCACAAAGTAGTATTGCAGCTCATACCCGGGCCGCGTGTAATAGTCCGAATCATCGGCGGAGAATGATTCCGCCCCGGATCCGCGATAAACCAAAAAAGGCGGCTCCCAGCCGTCTTCCGCGTTTCCGAACGCAAGCGGAATTTTTAAATCCTTCAAAACCATTTTTTCGTAAAATGTCAAAGTCGTTTCTTCACCTCCTCCACGAATTTGGCGTTTCCTGCCGCTTCCGCTTTTGTGATGTGGCCATCACCTGTCCAATAGCGATAGGTTCCCACACCGTTCCGGACAACGTGGCCATTGTTCAAAAGATACGTAAGCTGCGGCTTTTTGTCGTTGTATACAAGCCGTAGCCCTCCACGGTAGCTTTTCTGCTTCCAGCCTCCGGCGTAATCTCCGGATTTTCTCGGCGACGTCGCTTTTAGCATTCTTATAGTGTAAGCGGCCGCCTTCTTCGATGCCTCTGCCGTCTTCTCTTTCACTTCGTCCTCATACTCGTCCAGGATTTCGCCAATAACAGCGCTCAATCCTTCCACCTCAACCACGTCACTCATTTTTTTCACGCTCCGTCAATGTGATTTCGATCGTTTCGCCTTTTACGTATGTCCGAACGACGACATATTCCACGCCGTTAATAACCACATGGGATTGTCCTTCGTAGTCCCGCCGATCGGATAACACTATAACCATAGTTGGCTGCATTCCGGTGGTGGCCGCTTGGTAATACTCCGCCCGGCTCACGCTCTTCACCTCTGCCCATCGTTCTTTTTCTTCCTCGGTGTGGATGATGTTCCCATACTTGTCCCGGCCGGATTCCGTCCGGCGTATTAGCTTGATTCGAGTATCATACACCGGAAACGCCCCCTTCCTGGTACTTCTGCATGGTGGCCATGTTATCCCGTAACATTCTGTAGCGTTTCTGGTACCAGTCTTTATCGCCGCCAAAATCAAAAGCCGATTTACAAAATAGCTCTACGCAAAATATAACTAGCGGATCCATTTCCGGCTGCTGCCGGATGCCTACCGCTTCCATGTCTGCTTTGGCCGCTGCTATGGTTTGCGTGATTTCTTCATCGGCATCCGTGTGGCTGATTCTTAGCGCCGCCCGGATTCTTTCTGTTTCTGTCATTTTTTCCGCCTCCTAGTTAATCGGCGGGGATTGCTCCCCGCCCAAAAGATTAAACCGCGGCAAAAGTAACATAGGCACCTGCGCCGGCATCACGCATGCAGCCTTCCGCCCGTGCGTACCCGGAAATAATAATTTTGTGATTCTTAATATCCCGATCGTTCTCAATCATGATATCCTGCACCATGTTCAGAACAAATTTTGACGTATCAACAATAAAAATATCGTCCCCGGCGGCAGCGTCTTCCTTGACGTCGTAGCCCAATGTGCAGCCGTCGCGGAATACCGGCTGGCCGGCAGTGTCCACCATTCCCACAATCTGCTCGAATTTCTTCGCTCTGCTTGCGTATACTTTCAGATTCGTTCCACGCTGCACGGATCCGACCGCCTTGCAGAAATCCGCAAAGGTCAGGTTCTTTCCCTTTGCCACGGTAACGGCAGCGGCGCCCAGGTCTGTTTTCATCTTTGCGAAAATCTCAGTTGCCAGCGCCTCACCCATGGAGTTGGCCACCTCGGTCGCCAGATAATCCTCCAGGGCGCCCTGGCTCATCTTAGCTGCTGCATAGCTCAGTTCTACGGTCTTTGCGTAGTCCTGGCCTACAAGTGTTACCTTTACGAATTCATTGTCCTCCAAGGTAGCTGCTGCACCCTCTTCCACCTTTCCGGCTTTTCCGGCTTTTACTTTGGTGTGCTTGGTAACTTCCAGGATCACGCCGGTGCGTTTGATGTCGATGTCGCCCAGAATAGGGTGGTCGGTATAGATGTTGTCCCAGATTTTGTCGTCCAGTGCCTTAGGGATTGCGATGGCATCGGTTCCGGCGGTGAGAAGGGCGCTTCTCTGCTCTTCGGTTGCCTCGCCTCTCAGATTGGCATAGAATGCGGATCTGTACTCTTCGGATGCAATCATTTCTGCTCTAGTCATGTTCTTATCTTTTCCTCTCTGCGAATCATCATTATTCTGCGGGCTGAAAATCGGGTTTCCAAATTGTGCCGCATTTCTTAATCTTTCTTTTCTCTCTTCAATTCGGATTTTCGCCAGGATGCCTTTCGCTTCCTCTTCCAGTTCGTTGCTTCTGGTTTCGATTTCTTCGACGGTCATTCTTTCGCCGTCGTCGCCTTCGTCTCCGTCCAGCTGCTCCATCAGGCCGTCAAGCTCCGCATTGATTTCCTTCAATCTTTTTCTCAGTTCTTCAAGATTCATTAAATTATCTCCTCTCTGATTTCTTCCAGTTTGATTTTTAAAATTTTCCGATGAAGCTCAGCTCTCCTCTGCGCTCTCTCGTCTTTTTCGCGAACCTCCTCCGCCTTCTGGATTACTCCATCCATGTATTTTCTCGCCGCGATTTCGGTGCCATCATTGGCCGGAATCGATACGGCGGAAACGTCAAAAACCTTCCGGATGCTTCCCGGACCCCATTCTATTGTCCGGGTCTCCGTGTTATACGTTGGGCCATCTTTGGGGATGAAGCCCCAGCTCATCTTCGTGATTAATCCGGCCCGGATGTCTTCCAGCAGTCCACGGCTTCCTTCCGTGCTTCCCAGGTCTGCAATCACCTTCAGGCCATGGTCGTCAATTTCTAAATTTAGCGTGCCATTAGATTGCCGCGCAAACACGCGGCCATTGTGATCGTATTGCATAATAACGTCTGACATGTCGCACCCATCAAAGGCAGCAGCGGAAAAAGATTCATAGACGGGCCCGTCTTCGTCCTCAAAAAAAAGATATGGGCCAAAAGTGGCCGCATAGCCTTCCACGGTTGTCCCGTCCTGTTCGTCTGCTCTAGTCTGTAGTGGCTGCGCCGTCCTGTACTGTCGTTCCTTCTTCACCGGCATTTCCTTCTCCTCCTTCTTCCGTGCTATCGTCTATTTTTCCGATTTCTTGCGCTTCCGCGTACTCTTTCCGGATGTATCGTTTGTCGCCGCCTTCTACCGGCGCCATGTTGTAGATTTCTAAGCCTTGATTTGTTGTAATGAATCCTCGGTCGAATAATTGCGTTACCGTGTTCAATTTTTCCGTCGGGGATAGGTATTCAAGGCGGTTCGATGTGAAAATGATTTGGTTGCCGTACGCTTGCGCGGTGTCGCTGAATGCCATCTGCGTGTGCACCAACGACGCCTGCAGCGCAAACGGTTCAATTTTTCCCTCGTAGAATGCCGCCCATTGGTCGGACGTAAATCGGTTTTGCAGAATGGCCTCGTTAACGCCGAAATAGGAAAACACGTTTTCTTTAATTTGCGCCATCTGTTCGGCGTTGATTGTGAACTGCTGGGATTGCACCTGCTGCATACTCTCATATTTTTGATCTATCATCATAACGCCGCCATTGTTGGCGCTGGATAGGTTCGATTCAGTAAGGCGCCGCCGTTCTTTTTCAATGTCGTCGCCGTTCAAGGTCATGGCCAGTTTTGCAATGAATCTAATAAAAGCGCTGTTTTGCACACCTTCCACTATTCCTTGGTTATTAGTGTTAATAAGTTCCATAGTAGGCTGCAGCACCCTGTTGTCCTCACCAAAAAAATCAGAATTATAAAGGTACTGATTCAGCACGCCAACCTTTTCACGCTCAACGGCTGCCACACCTGCCGGGAACCGAAAGCGGAAATATTCCCGCCCGTTGTACTCTATCAATTCCACATTTCGGGGGTTTACCGGGTAGAAACCGGTCACCGTCTTCATGTCGTCCGCATAAAGCGGAATAATGAAGGCGCTGTTCTCCACCATCAGTGTGGTGGCCAGCTTATACAGATATTGTGATGCGACCATGTGCGGGTTCGGTGCCTGCTGAATTCGGCGGGCAAAGGTCTCGTTCCCCTTCCCGGTCACCTCCGGCTTTAACTTGCTGCAGTGGGTCGCAATGCAATGGATCGCCGCCCTTGTTAGCTCCATTTCATACACACCACCCTCGAAAGATGTGAATGCTGGGCGGTATGCGTTCATAAGCTCAAAGTAATTTTTAACTTGCTTTTCAATTTTCGTTTTCTTCCGGATGTTGTCAAATAATCCCATTTACTCCACTCCTGAATTTAATCCGATGTATTTGTCGGCCACATTTTGCAGTACCACAAAGCCATCTAATAGTGCGGCCGTTCCGTCGATTCTGTTCCGTTGGTCGCTGCCTTTCACCGGCTGGATGTTGCCGTTGATGTCCGTTTTGACCGACGTATTAAGCAGGCACCATTTGTCAATTGGGTTGTTGTTGTAGATAACCCGATGGGCCTTAAACTCTGCCGCCAGCTGCTTCATTGGTTCCGATAACGTATAAACACCCTGCCGCACCGGCATCATGGAACGGGGCCCGAACGTGCCCTTGTACTCCCGAAGGTCGGCGTCGCCGATGTGCCACGGGTCGTAGCCGATAAAAGGAATGTAAATCCCTTCTTGCTCCCGCAATTCTTCGAACCATTCCAGAAAAATGCGCTTATCGCATTTATTTCCTGGGCAGGTCCTCATGTAGCCCTTTTCGACCCATAGTTTATAAGGCGCGTTATCCCGTTCCCGGCGGCTGCCGTTGTTCTGCTCCAGCACCTCTTCCGGAATCCAGTACATAGAACGCACGTATAGCTTCGGATCGTCCGGGCGCTTAAACAGCACTTTGGCCGCGTTTAGGTCTGTTGTATCTGCCGCATCGAATGCGCCAATTCCATATTTAAATTTGATTTCGAAAGTCTCTTCATTGTTCAGTTCCTCATACGTTAGCCAGCCCGATGCGCTGTTTTGCTTCAAATCGAAATCCTTAACCAAAACGGTCGGCTTAAAAGTTGCGTCCACTTTTGCTTTTTCCACATTTGCCTTTAGCTTCTCGAAACTCTTAATTGTGCCGAGCCCCGGGTTCGCCTTCATCCACTTTTCCGGATCCGTCCATTCTTTCAGGTTGTCCAGCTCGTAAATGAGCGGTAGAAAATTCTCATCATCGATATCGCCCGCCAGCACCCCGGCAGCGTATTCATATTGAGAATCAAAAATACCATTTCGAACAAATCCGTTTGTCGTGATGCAGAAAATTAACGGCTGCTCCCGTGCCGTTGTGCCTTGCTTTACTAGATCATACAGATCGCGGTTCTTGATGGCCGCCAGTTCGTCGATGATGGCGCAGTGTACGTCCAGTCCGTCCAGTGTGTTGGTGTTAGATGCCAGTGCCCGAATTGTGCCCATATTCGACGGCTGATAAATGTCGCTGGTTCTTTTCCTGGTGTGCTTCCGTAGTAGCGGGCTCATTTCCCGCATCTTAAGTGCTGCCGTAAACCCCAGGTTTGCCTGGTCCTTCGCGGTGGCCACGTTGTAGACTTGCGGGGCGCCTTCCCGGTCGTTGCATAGCATTGCAAGTTCCACGGCAGCGCACTCCGTTGTCTTCCCATTTTTTCGCCCCTCAATAATTAGGCATTCGTTGTATTTTCTCTTGTCGTTGTCGTCTACAAATCCGAATAGCGCCTGCAGGCGTGCCTTCTGGAATAGTTCAAGCTCTAGCGGCATACCCAGCCGGCCGGATGGTCGTTTACAAACTGATTCAATAAAATTAATATGCCGGTTTGCCAGTTCCGGGTCGAAATGAAACCGCCCGGGTTGTGCGTAGTCCTGAAGAATCTTGTCCGCCGCCTGCTTCAGTTTTTCGCACGCCGGAATTTTCCCGTCCAGGACCGCCGAAAAATATTTTTCGATTTCAATCACTTTAGCCCCGTCAGCTTTTGGAATTCATCAAGCTCCGGAACTTCGGCGGATTCCGGAAGAAATCCCGTCAGCTGCTTAATTGCAGCCGTGTAGTTTTTTATCATCGTGTTATAACTTTTTTGTGCTGGGTTTTCCGTCATTACTTCGAACCCGTTCCCGTTGGTCGTCGTGATCACGGCGCCCTGTTCGTCTACAATGTTTTTCAGTTCCGTCAGCGTGCCGGCCATCCATTCAATTTCCGCCGCAAGTTTCTCCCCGAAAACCCGCTGTTCCTCGGGGATCTCGTTAACAATTTCTTTCAATTGTTTGGCAAAACTGGGCTTCTTTTTAGCTCTTGCCATAATAACCCCCTTTCGTGCGAGAATTCGTCCCGCGTCAAAATTAATGTACCCTCCCCAACGGTCCTCCCGGGGTGTTCTTCACCCCGCCCCCTGGGGGGGGTTAACGTTGATACCTTTCAAAAAATTTTTCTGATAGTGCAATTTCGAAAGCCTCGTTTCGCCTTCGTTCCTTCCGGATTCTTTCCCGGCAGTCTTCCGGCGTGCTGTTCATCTCGATCAGGTCAGCGCCCAGCCGTTCCGCCAGTTCCTGCCGCTTCCCTTTAATCGGTTCCGCGATAATGATCCAGACGTTCCGGCAGTCAATGTCCTGCCCCTCTGACTGATTGTCTTGCTCGTGTGCCTGCTCTTCGATTTGGTCATAGATCCAATCCCGTAATCGAATCGAGAACGCCAGCAGGTTGTTGTCCTTCCTGTTCCCACTCCATCCGGTTGCATACCGTAGCGCGTCAAGATCCACAATCAAATCAAGCGGGTGCCGATGCCGTGCCACATATTCATGCCGGCCGGATCCTGGCGCACCGTTAACAATGTGCCGCCCCTGGTTGTGAAGCTGGCCATCATCGTCCACATAGCACCCACGCTGCAGCACGTGCACCGGCGCGTCCTGCTGATGCGCTGCCAGTATCATGGCACGGTGGACAGCAAAGTGGCAGTCACGGCACAGCAGCTGCAGGTTGTCATGGTTCAATGTGATTCGTGGATCATTAATAGTTGCCAGCGTGATCGGCTCAATGTGATGCACCTCGTGCCCAATCACAGCCCCACACCTCTCACACCTGCCGCCATCTTCTTTGATACGTTTCTGCACGTAGGATTCCCGGCACGCCTGCCATTCCTTCGAATGATAAAAACTCTTTGCGTATTCTTTCGCCATTTAATCGATCCCGCACAATTTCCGCTCTCGGTCAGATAATTCGATTGTTACGCCGTCCACGGAATTACATCCACGGCGCCAGCGCTTCTCTGCCTCTGCCTCTGCCTCTGCCTCTGCCTCTGCCAGCCTATCCGCTGCCGTCGGGCTTAGCAAGTACCCGCCACCATATACGCTTTTGTTTGCCGGTTGGTTATCCAGCTTATTGATCCGGTGCAGGTCTCCAAGTTCAAAACTGATATCGATGCCGTAATTGGCCAGATAGTTCATTTTTGCCGCCGTCAGCAGTTGGGGCGGATAATTCCACGATGTCATGTTCTTAATCTTTTTCACCTTCTGCCGGTTCTCTTCGTTGGCTGCATTGATCGCTTTCAGCAGCTCGGGATCCGTCCGAATTCCGGCAGGTTCCAGATTCGTGGCGAAAGATGTCCGGACCGTTGCGCCGTTCTCGTAGGTGACGGCAGCGCCCAGGCAGATGTGCATCTTCTCCCGGTAGTTTGCTCCGATTACCGTGGACATGCCCGGGGTGAACAAAAACCACTTGATTCCGTTTTCATTGTAAAAATCCATAATCTTCCGCAATATCGAAAATGGTGGATTATCCACCACAACCTTCCCGGTGTAGTCCTCTGCCTGATAATCTCCACCCGGATAGAATGGCCGGACGAATGTTCCCGGATTCAGCCCGTACCGTTCCGCAACGTAATCGCGCACCACGCTATAAACATTGTCGGGCGTGTAGCAATCGTCGGTCGTTAATTTTGGCTTTGCCGATTCCACTAATTCTTCATAGGTTTTATTAATTGCCATTTTGTTCTCCAAATTTGTATAAAAAAATACGGCTCAGCCTTTCGGCCTTGCCGTATTCCATCAAAACACATTATTTCATCTGGGGGATGTTCCAATGTTCACGCTATTATTATAGCACATTTTCTCGAATATTTTGTTATATCTTTTCATCTAATTGCAATGAAAAAGCCGCCATGGCGGTGATGAGACCACGGCAGCTCTTTCATTCGTCTAAAAAAATCTTTGGGAAAGTTGTATATATGCCCGATTAGTATTATACCAAATTAGTCCAGCATGTCAATGATGCGTTAATGATGCGTTAATGTTGCGTTAATGTTGAGTAAGTAATAAATTTACTTACTTTTCCGGCGGGCTGTTGCGTTTTGCGTACTCTTCAAGCGCTTTCCGGCGGATTTGGCGAACGTAGTCTTTCGCATACCCTAGGCGGTCGCCGGTGACGTCGTCACGATCGCGGCGCATGTAGTAGGCCACCAGCACGTCCCGGTGCGTTGGTTCCAGCTTTTCCAGCTCTGCCAGGATTTCCCGGTTCAGCTGCATCCAGTCCCGGACACGCTCTTCCAGTTTGTCTTCTTCCTCCATCAATTTGATGATTGTGCGGTCCATTCGGTCAGGTTCTGCGCTAGTCTGCACACGCTCACCCGTTCCGCTGGTGCCCGCTGCTGTTGCAATCGTTTTTAGTTCTTCGATGCGGTTGCACAGAATAGAAATCTGCGTTCTCGCCTCTGCCAGCTGCATCAACCGCTTGTGTGCTGCGTATGCTTCGTCCGTCATTCCTCTGCCTTATCCTTCCTGCTGCTCCATTGTTTCGATTATAACTCTGGTGCTGTCTTTCCGTCCATACTGCTTGCGGATTACGGCCCCGGCAATCTGGCCGTCGTCTTTGTAGGCCACGCCGTTCAGCGCATCCGCCACGCCCTTCATCAAGTTATCTAGATCCGGGCGGCAGGTCGGGCACATTCCCCGGCGGATTACCTCTTCCCGCCGTGCCTTGCTCCAGCTTTTCGGCGGCGAAAATGTGAACGTTAGTTCCATCAGCAGCGGCACCCCTTCCGGGAACGGTTCCCCGGCGGCCTTGCTCTTCCGGTACGCTAGCACAACGGATTGTTCAAAGGCCATCGTCTTCCGGGGCGTGTAGGCGTAGCCCTTTTTTGTCACCCGTGGCCGCGCCTTTGGCACCGGACGGCCCGGAACGTAAAAAACTACTCGCATTCTTCCGCCCCCTCTGCCGTTGTGTTGTTAACGATGGCATTCATGGCAACGATCAAATCCATCCGCATATCCCCCGGCACCTTCGCCACAGTCTTCTCCGGATTCGCCGCAATTGTCGCCAGCCATTCCACGATGCCGGCCAACTCCAAATTTGCTTTTACTTCCAGACCGTCAGAAACCATCCATTTTTCGCCTTCCGGAACTACTCCGGCGGATGTGATGTCGAGAATTGCGAAATGCGTCCCGCCTTCGGTGATGGCGTGAATTTTGCTTTCGGCATATGTCATTTTTCCATCTTGCCACATGCTCATTTCAGCGAACATTTGTTCGATTTTGTCGATGTTCAGCCAGCTCCAGTCTTCGAGTTTGATGAATTTAGCCATTTCTTTCGGTCCTTCCGTAAAGTTCTATTTTCCCGTTCTGGTCAAACATTGTTTGCATTTCCCGGATCCGGTGCCTTTCCCGCTCTTCTCGTTCCTGCCGCTGCCGTTCTCCCTGTTCTTCCAGCACCTGGCGAAGCATCTGGTGTTTCTGTTTTTTGAGCCGTTCTTCCCGCTCTTTCCGGTGCCGTTCTTCCAGTTCTTCCAGCACGTTCATGCCGTTAAGCACATTCAGCGGCGTGACTTCTAGCCCTTCAAGGGCAGATTCTTCCAACGCCCGGCGCATTGTGTCCCACATGTGCGCATAGTTCCAATCCTTGTTCACTCTTCTCCCTCCATTTCTTCCAGTTCTTCCAGCATTTCCAGCACTTCCTGGAAGGCATCCACCTGCCCCTGGTGGAAGCACTTCATGCCGTTCCGGTTCCGCTTCCGGTCGTCCTCGTAGTCCTCTGTTGCGAACTGTAGGCGCTGGTTAATCAGCTCCCGCACATCGTCGATATCTATCCGCATAGGTCTGCCCGTCCTTTCCGTTTCAAGATTCTGGCTTGAAGCTCTTCCAGCTCCCGCCGGTCCTCTTCTGCCTCTGCCTGCCGGATTGCTTCCAGCTCCCGTTCCTTCCGGTCGGCGTGGTCCTCCGAAATCCAGCCCAGTAACCACTGATAGTCGTCCATCATGGCCGCATTGGCCCGGCCAACCTTGTAGCGGCTCAGCCGGTGAATGTAGCGCGTTATCTGATTCGGGATTCTGTTCTCCAGCTCTTCCAGCTGCGCCGGCGTCAACTTCACGTTCTTATTCGGGCCGCACAAAATAGTGGCAGCCTCTTCCCTGCCGTTTTTATCCTCAGGCAGAGGGCCGGCCTCCGACGTGGTGAAGTTTTCCACAGCTTCGGGACCTTCCTCGCGCGCGCCCGCGTCGTGTGTGTTTATAGCTATATTATTATTATTATATATATCTATATTATTTGGTGCACTTTTTGCACCATCTGGTGTCATTTTTGCACCATATGGTGCAATTATTGCACCATCGATGGTGTCATTTTTGCACCATTCCCGGCGGGCATTTTTGACCATTTCCCGGTCCGTCCGATACCGGAAACGATTATATCCAACTTCATTTTTTTCGATGTAGCCGGATTCCGTCAGGTCTTTCAGGATGCTGATTACCTGCCGGCGCTTTACGCCTGCCCATTCTGCCAGGTAGTCGATGGACCCGGAATAGTAACAGTTTCCGGTTTGTGAAAATCCGTAAATGGTGGCGTACACCAGAAGGGCCGCGCCGGATAATCCCATTTCGGTCCGCATCCACCCCTGAATCAATATATAATTTTCATCGTTAATATGTTTCGTGTTCATATCATGCACCTATATATAATAAAATTAGTGTTATTAGTAAAACCTACCGGCAGCAATCGGCGGGAATTAATTAAAACGGCACGTCGTCCATGCAGCTGGTGAAGGCATCCGGGAAATCCGGCTCGCCCTGCGGCTGTCTTGGTTGTCTCTGCTGCTGTCCCTGCTGGTAGCTGTTTCCGGATCCGGCAGAGGCTCCGCCCGTCTTAGATTCGCAGAATTCGTGCCGGGACACTATGCAATCCGTGGCGTATGCCTTCCGCCCTTCTTTGTCCTTATATGTGCTGGTGTGCATCTGTCCTTCTACAATGATTTTCATGCCTTTATGTAGATATTTCTGGGCAAACTCTGCCTGCCGGCCGAATGCCTTACAGCGGAAAAAATCCGTTGTATAATCGCCATTCTGCCCCTTATAGTCCCGCTGCACTGCCAGCGTATAAGTTGCCACGGCGGTTTGGTCCTGGTTATTCAGATAGCGCAATTCCGGCGCGGCTGTTAGCCGCCCGGAAAATATAACCTTATTCATTTTCTTCATCCTCGTTTTTTTGTGTTGTTTCTTCTATAAATTCCGCGGAATCTTTGGCAGCCTCTTGCAGCCTCCTCCGAATGTCGTCCCCTGGGTGATATACCTTCATCCCCTCAATGCACATTTTGTGGACTTCGTACGTTAATAGGTCGTTGGCGATTTCTTCCAGCTTATCAATTTCGGACCCTACAAAATCATAAAACCATTCCGGAAGCTTCGCATGTATAAATGGTATCACGGTCTCTTCATTGATTAATTCACGCCAGCTACCATCAGTCCCAAGAATCCAGATTGATATAACGACTCTTAAATGTGTGTCTGATTCATAATTGATTTTTGCGACTGAACCGATTTCCAAAATGTGCGCCGCGTTGAATATGCGTCCATTTTCCAGTTCTACGAATTTGACCATGCTTCCCCCTTCGTGGTTTCCGCCACTTCGAACGCGATGTCTAAATTTTTATGCACGTCTTTTTTTATTAATTCGATCGTGCCGGGACTGCACGCTTTTATGCACATATTAGCGAATGCCTGCGTTACGGCAGTATATTCGTCTGCTATCTGTCTGCAGTTCCCTTTCATGTCAACGTTCACCGAATCGGATTTCTTGTTTTTCTTTGCTTTAATCATTTTTTAGTCCACCATTCTTTTCACTGTTTTAATTGCTTCTTTAATGGCTTCCATGTAAGTTTTATCAATTTCATACTTTAACGCGGCCGCAAATTCTTCGTGTTGTCCATCTTTGCAATTGTGCATACAGATTTTTGCGATGTGATGTAAGAGCGAAAAAAATTCCGGGATTACCTCATCTGGGGCTCCGCAAATAGCGGCGTTAATTTTGCCGTCTTTTTCTGTTTCTATTTTTCTCATGTTTTTTATTCCTCCAATTTTTTCACTGTGACATTGAAACCGCGGATAATATTCCGCTGCATAAAATCCTGGTAGGTGTCCTGTAGGTCGCCAGCCCATTGCATTGCGTTTTCGCGGCTCTCGAACGGCCTTGAAACTTTTGACGTTCTGCCATTTTTCAGCGTCACGACTGTTTTCAGTTGGTATTTTGCGGCCTTTTGACTCTCCATTTTATTCTCCTTCAAATTCATATAAAAAACGGGGAAAGCAGGAATACACTGATTCTATTTTTTCGAGCTTTATGAAGTTTGTGAATATTGTATTTTAAAAAGAGCTTATGTTAATGGCCAAAATGTCGCCTTCCCCGTCTTTAGCGTGTTATAGTGTCGTCACAATTCCCCAAAGGATTGTTGCGACCATCAGCAGGGTTCCAAGCCCGCCGCCGATATACATGCCGGCGCCGTCAATTCGATCGGCCCATCTTTCGTTTTTCTCTTCGTCTTCGAATTCTGCCAGAGTCTCGTTCCGGATATATTCGAAAGGCTCCAGAATTTTTACTTTTTCCATTATCTTTCCCCCAGATACTCCCGGACTTTCTCCGGGTATAACACATAACAATAACGTTTGTTTTCTTCCTTTGTCTTGAAGGCTGTCCCGAACGGGAACAAACCGCGCTGCAGTCCGATCCGGATCGTTAACGGGCTAACGCCAATAATTCCAGCTGCTTCCTTAATCGTCATGGGTCTGCCCTCCTTGTTTCATCCGCGAACGCCTGCCAGCGATGTGTCGGCGAAATGTCCCATTCTCCCGGCGTGAAAAAATGGTCGGTAATGCCGCACTGCTGAATGGGGCTGCCGTCGCTGAATGATAGCGGGCATTCTGTGCAGTCCTCCGGATGTGCTCGGCATTCGGACTGAATAACCCGCAATGCGTGCTCCAGTTCGTCCGGTGCGTGCTTGTGTGTGCTCATTTTCATCCCTCCTTGGTTGAGATTTCTCAACCATTAATTTAAAAAAAATATTCCACAAGATTGGCTAGCGGAATCCCAAGCAATTCACATGCCTTGCGCATCTCGTTCCGCTTCCAATCGATTCGCCCTTTTAATTTTGCGGTCATCGTCGTTTGACTAAGATCCATTGCACTGGCGAAATTCGCTTTTGTTCCGAAAACTTCGACAATTTTCCCCTCTAGTTTGTTAAACATACTCAACTCCTTCGTTTGGATAACTCAATGATACAATTATTGTTTGGGAATGTCAACACTTAACTTTTATTTTCTTAAACTTTTCTTTATTTAATGACTTGATGATATATTATTGAGTTATAACAACGAAAAAAAGGAATAAAAAAATGAGCAAATTAATTATGAAACCGGTTGCAACCGTATCGCAACGACTCAGAATAGCCGTAGAAAAAAGCGGAAAAACACAGGCGGAAATTGTGCGGGAAACCGGCATTAACAAGGCATCGTTATCGCGATACTTAAAAGGCGCCTACGCCCCGAAATCACCGGCACTTTACAAATTGGCGCTTGCGCTGGATGTGTCTGATATGTGGTTAGAAGGCTACGACGTGCCGATGGAACGCTCCCAGAAGCAAAAGGAAATAGATTTTAAAAATAACCTGTACAGAAAAATTGCCCAGGATATGGACTTGTTAAAAACTATCTCGCAATATTATAATTTACCAGAAGAAAAGCAAAAGACTATTCGCGATCTTGTGGATCAGATGTCGCGGTAATGTCCGGGACAACGTTGGCGAATATCGGGACAACGCGGGGAGACGTGTGGGACAACGTGGGCGAATATCGGGACAACTTAAAAAAGGGGGTGTTTCACAAAATGAAAAATCCTAACGGCTACGGAACAATAAAAAAATTGAACGGGGCACGCCGGCGGCCTTATGGCGCCTATATAACAACCGACTATGATATGCCGGAATCGTGGCCGGATATCAGTTTTCTGGCGGATGCGCTGCCGCCTGATCTGTTCCGGGACGTGCAGCAGCGCTATGAATCTTACAAGCTATCAAACATCCAGCCGGCCAAACAAGTGCAAAAGTGCATAGGAACATACGAAAACAAGCGTGACGCCATGCTTGCGCTTGCGGATTACAATCGCACGCCGTACGATCCGGCAAATTCGGAAATCACGTTTTCAGAGATTTATGGGATTCTTTACAATCGGGAATTTAAGGACTTAAAAACATCAATGCGGCAGGTGTATACGACTTCATTTAAGAAATGCGAAATTTTGCATAATATGAAGATGCGGGATATTAAGCTTTCCCACTTGCAGGGCGTGATGGATAAATATTCAGAATTTTCTACTTCCGCACAAACTAATATAAAAATCTTGTTTCACGCAATTTTTAATTATGCAATCGAAAATGATATTATATCCCGCGACTACTCGAAATTTGTAAAAATTTCGCCGACACCGGAAAAGAAGAAAAAACCGTTCTCAAAAAAGGAAATTCAGACCATTCGGGAAAACCTGGAGTGGGCTTCTCCGTCCGGGGCGCACATGATGGACATAGTGCTGGTTATGCTCTATACCGGGATGCGCATCGGTGAAGTGCTGTCCGTGAGGTGTGAGGATGTACACATTGCAGGCCGCTGGATTGCCGTGCACGGAACGAAAACGGCGGCAGCGGATAGAATTGTTCCGATTCACCGGGATATTATCCCGGTTATTCAGGCGCGGTTGGATTCCGGCGGGGAGCTGCTGTTTGAGCGTGCCGGCGGTAAAGAAATTAATTATCAATATTTCATGTCGAATTTTTATAATGATTTTAAAAAAAGTTTTGGCATTGACAAAACGCCGCACGCGTGCCGGCACACTTTCATTTCTTTGGCGATGGCCTCCGAAATGAATCAAGTTCTAATAAGAAAAA